CAAGATTACAAAAAATCTTGTCAGGAGTTATTGCGTCAAGCAAGCTCTGCTGAGAAATTAGCAAACATCCCTGAATTTAAAGAAATTGTTATGGATGCTTATTTTGATCAGGAACCAAAACGATTGGCTGGATTAATGGCAACTGGTCGTCTTTCAGATAAGCAGTTTGAAGAGTGTGTCTCTGAACTGAGAGCTATTGGTTCCCTTCGTACCTTCCTCCAGGATTATATTCAAAAAGGCAACATTGCCCGGTCTGAATTAGAAAATCTAGAAATTGCCTGGAATGAAGCTGTAGAAGCTAATTCAACAATTACAGGGAGTGTATAATCATGGCTGATGAAAAAGTATTAGATATCGATATGATGTCAGATGAAGATTTTATGAAGCTTGATCCTTCTCAAATGGGAGAAGTTACTCCAAAACAAGAGGAAGAAAAAGCAGAGGAACCTTCAGTTGTTGAAAACACAGAGGATGCAGATGAGGGTGAATCTGATACAGAAGATAAGTCCGAGTCTGAATCTGAATCTGAATCAGAGATTCCTGAGAGTAAATCAGAGGAGATTGATTCTAAACTCACCAAGGAAGAAGCATCTATTATTCCGAAAGGAAAGGATGAACAACCAACAGAGTCAGATCCTGTTAAAAAACCTGAAGAAAAAGCAAAGACGTCAGATCTTGGGACTGATCAAGTAAAACCCTCAAAGACTGATAGTAAAGTTGCTATCGATTTCTTCGAGAAAGTATCTGCTCCATTTAAAGCTGATGGCAGGGACATGCAGATCCGTACCCCGGAAGATGTAATTCGTCTTATGCAAATGGGTGTAAACTATTCACGTCGCATGCAAGAGATGAAACCTCTTCGTGCTCAAGATCAAATGCTAAAAACAAATGGTCTTAATGATCCTGAGAAACTTAACTTCCTGATTGATCTGTCAAAAGGTGATAAAGGAGCAATCAAGAAACTTCTCAAGGATCACAAAATTGATCCAATTGATATTGATACCTCTAGTGATGATACCCCCTACAGAGCTAGAAACTATCAGGCGGATCCTAAAGATGTAGCTTTTGATGATGCTATTAAAGAAACTCTAGCTGCCGAAGGTGGAAGAGAACTAATTAATGATATTAATCGTGATTGGGATAGTACTTCTAAAGAAGCTCTAAGAGATCAACCTGAAATATTTCAGAATATACTTGCACAAAAGCATTCTGGAGTTTATGGAAAGGTTAAGAAGGAATTAGAATACCAACGGACAATGGGTTATTTAACCACGGTTCCCTTCCTTTCAGCTTACCATCAGGTAGCTGAGGCGATGAAAAAAGCTGGTGTTTTTGATCCTAAACCACAAGTCCAACCAAAAAGTCTTGGCACTGGCACTCGGAAGGCTGCTCCTAAGCCGAATATCGAGCAACCCACTCCAAACGTCTCATCGGCAACTCCACCCCGATCCGTATCTACAAATGTAGGCGGACATGATAATAAACCGGATTATTCGTCAATGTCTGATGAGGATTTCCTGAAATTGGCTCCTCCTGGTTGATATGATAATCTGATTGAGAAGTTTGAAAAGGATATAACATGGCTCAACTATATAACGCCCCTCCGGGTACAGCTTCGGACATTGGTCCACAGTTTAACGCCCATTATTGGGATCGTCGGTCTCTGATTGACGCTGCCGAACAGATGTTCTTCAGCCCTCTGGCTGATGTTCGCTCTATGCCTATGCATTACGGTAAAGAGCTGAAAGTCTATTACTATGTTCCAATGCTTGATGAGCGGAACGTAAACGACCAGGGTATCGATGCTCAGGGCGTTGTTCTAACTGGTGTTGAGTACTTTGTGACTTACCCCCGTGCAGTTCTTTCGATTGCAAACGCTTCTAAAGGCGGCGCAGTTACTGCTATTGAAGACAACGTAGGTGCTACTCTTACTGCTGTAGCTGGCGCTGATGACTCGGCTGGTACTGGTTTTGCAACTATCACTCTTACAGGTGATTTGACTGCAAAATATGCTACTTCGACAGAAGCCGATGCTGTAGTTGCTCTCGGTATTGGTGCTCAGTCGATTCCTGCCAAAGGTAATATGTACGGTTCGTCGAAAGACGTAGGTACTATTGCTGCACGTATGCCAACTTTGACTGAAGAAGGTGGTCGTGTTAACCGGGTTGGTTTCACTCGTATTGAGCGTAGCGGTACTCTTCAGGAACATGGTTTCTTCACTGAGTTCTCCGAAGATATGCTTACCTTCGATACAGATTCGGAACTGTACGGTCACATGAGCCGTGAAATGGTAGCTGGTGCTAATGAGATTACAGAAGATCTATTGCAGATCGATCTGTTGTCAAATGCAGGTACTGTTGTCTTCACTGGTACAGCCACTCAAGATAGTGAGATGACTGGCCTCGGTGGTGATCCTTCGGTAGTTACCTTTATGGATCTGAAACGTCTTAGCATTACTCTGGATGATAACCGTACTCCAAAGAATACCAAGGTTATCAAAGGTTCCACAATGCAGGATACGATGACGGTTAATGCGTCCCGTATCATGTATATTGGTTCTGAGCTTCAGATTACTGTTGAGAATATGGTTGATGGCTTGGGCAACCCAGCTTTCGTACCTGTCCGTAAGTATGCTGCTGCTTCGACTATCATGAATGGTGAGATTGGCTCGGTTGGTGACTTCCGTGTTATCGTAGTACCAAACATGATGAAGTGGGCTGGTGCTGGTGCTCTTGAAGGTGCAAACCCTGGTTATGCTGCTACCAATGGCGCATACGACATCTACCCGATGTTGGTTGTTGGTGATGGTTCATTTGCAACGGTTGGTCTTCAGGGTTCCGGTAAAAAAGGTGCCAAGCAGAAGTTCAAGATCATTGTGAAAAAACCTGGTCAGGAAATGGCTACGGTGCAGGATCCATTTGGTAAGATTGGTTTCAGCTCAATTACGTTCTACCATGGCTTCATCGCTCTGCGTCCTGAACGTCTGGCTGTTGTCAAAACAGTTGCGGCTGAGTAATCAGTTCTAGGAAAGGGGGGTTAACGCCCCCCTTTTCATCTTTATAGCCCCCTTAAATAGAGAGAATAATCAATGGATATCAGTCAACTTACACCCGCTGAAGCACTCGAAGCTATCACGGCAATGGAAACTGTAGATGAACTTCGTGTAGCTGCTACTTCAATCAATGTTACTTTTTCTGGTAACACTGGAGAAGGAACTCTTCGTAAAAAAGTTATCGATAATCTGAAAGCCAAACAACAGGCACTAGAAGACGAAGATGAAGACGAGATCGGAAGTTTGTTTGGTAATGAAGTAGAGGAAATTCAGGTTGCTCCTCCAATTAAGAAAAAAGAGAAGAAGACCGTAAACGATCTTCTTACTATGGACCCTAATACGGTTGAAGATCCTTTGCTGCGTCGTCAGATTGTACGTGCTCAAGCACTGCGTTTGGTTCGTATTAAACTCTCTAACCTAGATCCTTCGGATTCACAGTTAGAAGGCGCTATTATTACCGTATCAAACAAGTATACAGGTAAGGTTAGCAAGTATGTGCCTTTCAATGAAGATGCAGCTCCTAATGGTTATCATGTTCCAATGATTATCTATAACCATTTGAAGAATCAGAAATTTGCTCTCCGTAAAGAAGTCAAAGGTGGTTCTTTCGGAGTTAAACGGTACAAGACTTCAATGATCAATAAATTTAGTATTGAAGTGTTGCCCCAACTAACAGCACGAGAATTAGCTGAATTGGCTAGTCATCAAAGAGCTTCTCATGCTATCGACAACTAACTCACTTTCCTGCTAAGTAAGTAAACTATAAAAGCTGAGAGAGGTACTCAAAGATGGCCGTAACTGATTGTAATGCAGATGGACAGGCCAATGCTCTGTTTACCTCTCTCACTGCCGACTCTCCAACACCTCCTACGTTGGACTTGTCAGACTCAAAATATAACTTCACTGCTGATTTATCTTCTGATCTATACAGTGGCATTTCAACCGTTACTTTGGCTGAATTGACTGAAGTAGATTTAGAGGGTGAAGGTGTTTTTGATCAACTAATGCAAGCGATGGATCTTCATATCCAGCGTGAGTATAAGGGTAATCGGCTTACTGGAGATCA